CCTTCATCTTCTACTAATGATTTTATTGTAGGAGAAGAATTTGTAGGAGAAAGTAGTGGTGGAAGAGGATTATATGTAGTCAGAAAGAGTGATGTTGCTATTAATTTCATTTACTTAAATAATAATCCTTTTGAAGACGGTGAAATAGTTACTTTCCAAGATTCTAATGTTACTGGTGTTGTCAATGTAGTAGATGAAGGTTCACCTAATGTTACTCAAGTTTATGATTTTGAAACTGGACAAGTAGGATCTCATTATGGATATTCTAGACTTATAAGAAAGGCAAATGAAGATCCAGCTTCCAAAAAATTAATAGTTTATTATTCAAGAGGAACTTATGATACTAATGATGTTGGTGATATAACTACAGTTAATTCTTATGGTGGATATAATTATGGAACTGAAATACCTAGTGTCAATGGAAATAGAAATACAGATTTAATTGATGCTAGACCAAGGGTTTCTGAATATACTGTAGCTGCTGGTACTCGTTCTCCTTTTGAATTTTTAGGAAGAAGTTTTGATGATAGTGGAAATAGTGGAGCACAACATAGTGCCAAATATATTCTAGCTTCTGATGAATCCATGTCTATGGGATTCAATTATTATCTACCTAGAGCTGATAGGGTTTATATTGATAAGACAGGATTTGTCCAAGTTGTTTATGGTGCTCCTGCTGATGAACCTCAGTTGCCAGAAGAAGTAAGTGGAGCAATGAATATTGCTAATATTTACTTACCTGCTTATTTGTATAGA